ATTTGTCAGTGTGTTCCTGATGTATCCACTGGGACAATCCAGTTGGTTCTTTGCCCCCTCCTTTGGGGTTGCTGCAATCTTCAGGTTCCTTCTGTTCCTTCAGGGTTTCCACAACTGGACCCTAAACCCCTTCCATATGATGGGAGTTGCTGGTATACTGGGAGGAGCACTGCTCTGTGCTATTCATGGTGCTACTGTAGAAAACACACTGTATGAAGATGGTGAAAAAGCAAACACTTTCAAAGCATTTGAACCAACTCAGGAAGAGGAGACCTATTCGATGGTTACTGCCAATCGGTATTGGTCGCAAATCTTTGGTATTGCGTTTAGCAATAAGCGTTGGTTGCATTTCTTTATGCTGTTTGTTCCTGTCATGGGTCTCTGGACTTCTTCTATTGGTATTATTGGTCTCGCTTTGAATTTGAGGGCTTATGATTTTGTCTCTCAGGAGATTCGTGCTGCTGAAGACCCTGAGTTTGAGACCTTCTACACGAAGAATATCTTACTCAACGAGGGACTACGTGCCTGGATGGCTCCAGTAGATCAACCTCACGAGAACTTTGTATTTCCAGAGGAAGTTTTGCCTCGTGGAAATGCTCTGTGATATACTTGGAGGGGGAACCCTCCTTTTTTAATGATTAGTTCAGATACCCCATATAAACTTGCTGAGATAATTAGAGATACTTGGCCTCAACTTTACCGTTATGCACCCACGAAAGAGAAAACAAGCGGAGAATCAGAAGAAGAAAAAGATGTACACACCTGATGGATATCTTTCCGATCCACCTGATGCTATCTGCCCATACTGTGGCGAGAAAAACAAATCTTGTTCTTATGTAAATAGTTTGTCTCGTGCCTGGGCTCGAGGAGCTTGTGCAAAAAAATATCAAGAGGAGAATCAATGAACTTCACGGTCTATTCAAAAACAGGTTGCCCTTACTGCACGAAGGTTGTGCAGGTATTGGAACTCACAGGTCTTGAACATAAGGTTTATAAACTTGGGGTTGACTTCACTAAAGAACAGTTCTATAGTGAGTTCGGTGAAGGTTCTACGTTCCCACAAGTTGTTCTTAATGATAAACACCTTGGTGGATGTATGGACACTGTTGCGTATCTGCAGGAGAACAAACTGGTCTAATGGAAGACATCAACGGAGTCATCGAAAAAGCTGTTGACTATGCATTTGAAAGTCATAAATTTATTCTGAATTTTTATGAGTATCTAAAATCAATTGAAGCCACAAAAGCACAAGTTCAAATCTTTATTGAAAGTGCAACTGCCTCAAACTTGAGTAGTATCGTTGATGATCTTGATGAATACTTGGCGGGTGGACCAGATGATATGCACAAACAACTTCGTGAAGCTTATGGTCATATTCCAAAACCAGAAGCCAGAAAGATCAGAAATTATTTGTACGGTATACTAGAGGATGCTTGGAAGTATGAGAAAGACAAAAGACGTGGGAGGAGGAAGAAAACCCAGAATAAATAAAGGTGTTGAACTGATGTTACAGAATAGGAGGAAACCAGAACAACCCAAAGCATTCAAAATTTGTTTTGGAAAGATGGTCTCTCTCCTCAGACGGGAGTTTCACATCTATTTTGAGTTTTCTTTTCATACAAGAAAACAAAATATAACTCTCGGGGGAAAGTAAAATGTTAGCAATCGCCTTAACTTTCGGCACTTTGTTTTCCGTGCTTTTTCTATGTGTTGGTGGTATAATAGGATGGTTATACAAAGAGCACATTCAGAGAACGGTTATTCCCCAGATGCATCCAGAAATGTATGATGAAAGAGGTAACGTAATTCCTGATGAAATTATCGCTTTTCGTGTAGAGAACTCAGATTTTTTATACGACGAGGAACTAGAAGACGAGTAAACTATTATGACTATGACTGAAGTACATCCTGAACTTGGTGAAGCCAGGTTGCCAAACAACCCTTTGTTAAGTGAAATTCTTGATAAAGTATCAAAACAAAGAACAAAAGCCAAGAAGGTTCAAGTTCTGAAGGAGAATGAATCGTTTCATCTGAAGGCGATTCTGATCTGGAACTTTGACGATAGTATTGTTTCTGTTCTGCCTGAGGGTGAAGTCCCTTATGCGAAGAACGAAGCTCCTGCTGGAACGGAACATACTTATCTTGCACACGAATGGAAAGTCCTTTACAACTTTGTAAAGGGTGGTAATGATTTTCTGCGCCCTGTGAAGAGAGAACAACTCTTTCTTCAACTGTTAGAAGGTCTTCATCCAGATGAGGCTGAAATCATCTGTCTGGTAAAAGACAAAAAACTCTCGACCAAATACAAAGTCACCAGAGAAATGGTTGAAGAAGCCTTTCCTGATATTGTGTGGGGTAACCGAGGAGGTTGATATGACAACGACCACTACTTCAAAAGAATATATGGACGAAGTTTATTGGACACCCCAGGAAAAAAGTTCACTCAAGAACAAATACAACACGGAACTGTTGGTGGAGAACTGTACTCCGATTCACTTGATTGATAAATCTTTTCCTCTTGATGCTTATGTTGTGACGTACAAGAACCAAGAAGGTGCTGTTCAAAAAGATCTGGTTCGTTCTGGAAAAAGAGTTAACATCTTTGATATGTATTACGACAAGTTCGGGCCAGGTTCAATGATTAGTATTGATTTTGGGCCTGGAACTACCAATCCCAAACTGTGGGGTGAACCCGTAAAAGAAAACAAGAAACGGCGATGAGTATTGGATTTGGTTTCGACGGAAAAAACAAAAAGAAAGGTATTCAAATCAACTGGGATGAAGTCAATAATCTCAGTAAGGAATATAAAAAACTTAAAAAGTACATGAAGACAAATCTCTACGAAATCAAAACGTTGAGTGGAGATGAAAAAATAATTTCAGAACTTCTGAGAAAATATGGAGGGGATTGACTTCCCCTCTTTTTTTGTATAGAATAGTAATGGAGGAACTGATTATGGATCGAGACAAACTCAAACTAATTATTCACAACCTTGAGTTGTTGGTTGACTCTCTGAAGTCAGAGGTGTATTCAGATGTGGATGCATACAAACCAAAGTATGAAGAGGTTGCACCTTATATCACAGATTACGACGAAGTGTTTTATGACGGAGATGACGATGGCTACTGCGACTAATGTAAAACTTATCTCGGTAACACCAGATGCAGAAAAGACAATGGCATATGTTGCTAGAGTGTCTAACCCTAGTAACCAAGATAACGAAAACTATGCAGGGTTACTTCGTTATTGCATTAAACATAATCATTGGTCTGTTTTTGAGCAGGCTTTTATGACGGTGGAGATTGAAACGACTCGTGGTATCGCAGCTCAGATTCTTCGTCATCGTAGTTTTACTTTTCAAGAGTTTTCCCAACGGTATGCAGATTCATCTCTGTTAGGTGAGATTCCAGTTCCAGAACTTCGTCGTCAGGATACAAAGAATCGTCAGAACTCGATTGATGATCTGGAGGAGGAGAAGGTCTTCATGATGAATAAAATGATCAGTGACCTCTTCCGTGACGCCCAAGACCTCTACACGTTCCTTTTGAGTCAAGGTGTCGCAAAGGAGTGTGCAAGGTTTGTACTCCCTCTGGCGACCCCTACACGCCTTTATATGACGGGTTCCGTGCGTTCTTGGATTCACTACATCGATCTACGTTCTGCACACGGTACACAGAAAGAACACATGGATATCGCAGAAGCGGTTCGTTGTGTATTCACCTGTCAGTTTCCTGTTGTTGCTGAATCATTAGGTTGGACACGGGAGAATTGCCCCGAGTGTGAAGACGCACCATCTCTTTTGATTCAATAAATATTTTCATCTTATTCTGTGACTTATGCCCGTATACCCTGTGGTTCATAAAGAAACCGGTGAACAAAAGGAACTAGAGATGAGTATCTCTGCCTATACTCAGTGGAGACAAGATAATCCTGAATGGGATAAAGATTGGTCTCAAGGTTGTGCAGCCATCGGAGAGGTTGGTGAGTGGAGAAACAAACTCATCAGTCGTAATCCTGGTTGGAATGATGTTCTCCATAATGCATCGAAAGCTCCTGGTTCCCGCGTTACTAAAATCAACTAATGGCAAGAAAATCATCGAACTCTCCGATTGGTGTTGGAATGACTGCAAAACAAATGAAGAGAAAGAAACCAATCAACACTGATCTGCTCACTAAGATTGAACCGATCACTGAAAATCAAAAACTTCTCTTTGAAAAGTACAAAGAAGGTAAAAACATTTTTGCCTATGGTGCTGCAGGTACGGGTAAAACATTCGTTGCACTGTATCTGGCACTGAAGGATGTTCTGGATGAAAGAACTCCCTATGACAGGGTTTACATTGTTAGATCTCTTGTAGCCACGAGAGAAATTGGTTTCCTGCCTGGAGACCATGAAGATAAGTCATCACTTTACCAAATTCCTTATAAGAATATGGTAAAATATATGTTTGAAATGCCAACTGATGCTGACTTTGAAATGTTGTATGGTAACCTGAAACAACAGGAGACCATCAAGTTCTGGTCAACATCGTTCATTCGTGGTACAACGATCGATAGAGCTATTCTCCTGATCGATGAGTCACAAAACCTGAACTTCCACGAACTCGATTCAATCATCACCCGTGTTGGTGAAGATTGTAGAATTATTTTCTGTGGTGATGCAACTCAAACTGACTTGCAGAAAACCTATGAAAAGAATGGCATCCTTGACTTCATGAAGATCATTCAACAGATGGATGAATCATTCCAAATGGTAGAATTCGGTGTCGAAGATATCGTTCGTTCTGGTCTTGTTAAGGAATACATTATTAAGAAACTCGCACTCGGTATGTAATGTTTATTGTTGAAAACCACCTTGGTGATATTGAACTAGAAAAAAAAGAGGCTGATGGAATTCGCCTATATAAACTACCCAATGGCGACTGGGTTCCTTCTATCACCTCAGTCACCAGTTTCTACAACAGAGATGTATTTCTGAAGTGGAGACAAAGGGTTGGTGAACAGGAAGCCAATCGAGTTACGAAAGAAGCGACGACAAGAGGAACAAGTTTCCACGAAGTTGCACAGTCATATCTTGAAAACAAAGAGTTGATTTGGGACGATCATCTTCCCGCGACTCGTTATATGTTTCATAGTGCAAAACCCTATCTGGATCGGATAGGAACCATACACGCCATTGAACGTACTCTCTATTCAGAGTATCTTGGTTTAGCTGGACGTGTTGATTGCATTGCAGAATATGATGGAGAA